ATGTCGTTATTTTGCAAGCGGCGAACTTCAATCTCCTGTTCTTCCTTTTTCTTGGCCATGCAACCCCTCCTATAACTAGAAAGCCGCCCCAGTTAGAGGCGGCCTGTTATTGTTATTCAGTAGGTTCTATCTCTTTCGGGAACAGTATCTTCCAAGGTTCGGTGATCAGGTTCTCCCAATCGTAGTGTCCTGTGAACTGCAACTCAAACACAACCTCGTCATCGTCGTTCGTGTCGATAGTTATGCTCTGATCGGACAATCCGTTTTTGACGATGAAAATCACAGGCTCCCCTATAGCACTATTATCCTCACAGTGAGAATAGCCAGAAAGCGTCCCTGCAAGCGCCACAAGGTCGACATAGTCTGCAAGCTCAATATCGCATGTCCTAGTGATTAGGTCGTGGCTTGCATCTTCTCCTTCTTCAAGGTCCTCTCCGTCCGGCCAGTCGATAACGTCTGCGCCCGGGAAGGCGTATTTGAAGTTCTCGGTAGACATCTCGATTATATTGGCCGTAAGCGTAGGCACTACGTTCACCTTGCGCCTTGCGCCTTTGGTCTGCCCTCGTATGCCGTCAATCTCTATCTCTCTGAACTCCTGCTCTACCGTGAAACTGTTACCGCCGGAAGTTGCACCAAGGCGGTTATCGTTCCAATCGTCCGGGTCCATCGGTATGCCTTCGGATAGATCGCCTGTCAAGCTTTCCAGATCCGAGAACACATACACAGCCCCGCTGTCGATAATGAACCTCTGCGTGGTCTCTTCACCAAGACCAGTTCTTTTGACTGCTGCAAGACTAGCCATTATCATTCACTCCCATTATTTGTTCTAGTTCCAACATCCTGTCATAACGTACATTGAACTGCATGGCCCGATGCCAAATGTTTCTGGCTTCCTCCGGCACGTAGCCGTCGGTCTGTATCCAGATCCGGGCCGCTGATATACTCTCGCCGATACACTTAACGACCTTACGATCCAAAAGACGCAGGACATGCCCCCTGCACTGGAGTATCCTGCGCTCAAGCTGGTTATAATCCCAAAGGTCTACATACAAAGTCCCGGAGGTAATGTAGCCGCCGGGAGTGTAGTCGTTATCTAAGCGGTAGACCAGATAGGGAAAGTCAGCGTCCTCATCGGCCCACACGCTGTATATATTGTCCAGAAGGCCGTCCAGGTCGTCGTCTCCTTGTAGCGTCTGCCTAAGCCAAACTACGAACGGCTCCTGCGTCTCTAAGTAATCAACTAGAACCACCTCCCGCTCATTATGCTCATTAATTCGCCCTGTATCTCGACAAGCGCTGGCCGCATGAACGGCCTCGGCAGTATCTCGCCGCCGTGCCAAAGGAGTGCTCCGTATTCCAACACCGGAGCATATTTTTCCGGGCTACCTATGATAGCGTTGTAGCCGCCGACTGTACTTTCAGTCTCATAGGCTATACTGCCTCGGAGTGTTCCTGTCCTTTGCGCCGGAGGCTCCCCCGGTGCGGAAGCAGTATATGTTACACCTGTGCCCGGAACGGTGTATTCTCGCCCGGTGCGTGTCCCTGTCAGCTTCTCGACGACCGCCCTTCTACCTCGTATGCCTGCCTCAGTTGCCCGCTTCTTCTGGGCTTTGTCTATGTTCTTCATAGCTGTTTTGACCTTACTGGTGAAGGTTACACTCATTCCATTAGTCGGGCTCATCGTCCGGGTCCACCTCCTCGACGGCTATGCGTGTAATCTGCTTGATGCCGCCCAACACTCTTGGCGGCTCTACGGCTTTGTAATAGTTCCCCCTGTGCTTCATGCGGTGATCGGATATTGAAAGCTCTACCACGCCCGGAAAGACAAACTCCTTTTCCACCTTCGAGTGCCCGATCTGCTGGTACTCCGCCCGGCCTTCGGTTGAAAGCGAAGCTTCACGGACCCATCGTGCTTGAACGTCCTTCCACTCCTTGTAGCTTCCGAGCGGATCGTCTATTTCGGTATATTCCTGTATAATTATGCGGTCTCGGTATGGTCCGGGCATGGCGTTAATCCTCCTCTACAAGCGGCGGCCGTGACAGGTTGCGGTAAGGCCAAAGCTCCTCGTAATCTTCCTCGCCCCAGTGTACGGATTCTGCGCCGTTAATGGACCGCTGATCTTCTCCGCTTGCCCTGCGCTCATACTGCCGGGCAATATCCTTGAGACACCACAGCTTGATCGCCTTCGGTATCTCTACTCCGTTGCCGTCCTCGAAATATTCCTCGTCACGCTGGACGTAGTTATCTGCCTTTTGCTTGGCCGCCTCGATCAGCATCTCAAGTTCAATGTCGGCAATATCCGGATCGTTATTCTCGTTTCCGTTCTCCTCCAAGTCTTCAACGTATAGCCGTAGCCACGCTTTGGCCTCGTCAAGCGTTACTTCTAAGTTGTCGGTGATTGTGGTTATCATAGAATCACCTCTCCACGTACCAGCTGAATATTACCTCAAATGTGCTTATCTCGGTGGAAGTCTTATTGTCGAAGTTAAATGCATATTTCGTATTAGGCCGCAGGATATACTCAAAATAGCTGGCGAATATAACTGGTCTTTTGCGGACCGGGGTGGCTTCCTCGGCTTCTATCAGCCATGGGAGAAGCTCTGCATAGTCGTCTCCTTCATCTGCGCTCCCGTGTGGCGTGTCTAGTTCGTATATGCCGCAGCTGCAGTCTTTCTCAATAGTGCGGTTTGCGGCTACTATCGGCAACTCAACATCTCCATTTTCTGTATTAGGCTCTATCGTCACACCCTCGAATGGTTGTATTATCACCTGCGATTTGTCGATCTCTATCTCTAAGCGAAAGTGGATCGGGTCGTCTCCAACGTCAACGAGAAACTCTTTCTCGCCGTCTCCGCCTAGCGTCGGAATACCTACTCCGTCCTCCTTGCACAAGTTCGACGACATGAAGTAATCGCCGTCATGTATGCGCCTGTGCTCGGTCTGCATCACGGAAAAATATCCACTTCTTGGGTCCCTCAATGTGCGAAATTGGTCCTTAATCCTGTCATTCATCACCCATCACCGCCGCAGTACCGCTCATGTGCAGCCTTGCCCTGCGGAGTACCGAAAGTCCTGTCGCAGTATTGGCACTTGTATTCTTCCGGTTGTTCTGGCTTCGTCTCCGTCGGTCCTGCTGGCTTTGTTTCTGACGGGCCTATACTTACCTCTTCCGGCAGTATGACCTTGCCCTCTCGGGCCATTCTGAGCGCCACATCCTTCGGCAGTTTCACCCGGAAGCCGGGGAGATAGGAGCGGCCACCATAGCTGATTTTCTCTTTCGCTCTACAGTCAAGCATATTCTCCACCACCTATCATGAGAGCGGGGCGCTATGGCCCCGCTGTGTCAAGCTACACTACCTCGTATTCGTCCACATCCTGGTCTACTGGACGATACCTTGCCCCGCCACGGATGAGCACGGCTATAGTCTCGTCCTCCGTGACTATCTCCAGCTCTCCGTCCTCGTCATCCACGTTGATCGAGCGGAGGTCGATATATCCGGTTTGATCTGATTCAAGGGTAATGCTTTCTATCTCTGTTCCTGCCTCGCCATCATTAACGGTCACATCACCCGAGTCTGTTGCGTGGGTGTTAATGCAGTACACCAGACAGTCCCGGTAGTCCGCAAGCTCGAACTGCTCAGTCTCACCCTCCAGTACAGCATCAAGCCTCAAGTCCTCGGAAAGTCTAACAGCCATCTTCGATCACTCCTTCGCGATATTATGGGAGGGGCCCGCTAAGGCCCCTATGTGTCAGCTATTACTCGGTAGCTGCGTCCAAGAATACGAACGGGCTGGCCTCTTCGCCATCTTCGAGCTCAAGCGGAGAAGTAATAGCGGGCTGCCCGTCAACGGACATGAATGCCTTAACGATAGTCTTATTCTTGATGAACTCGACATGCTCGGAACTGGCGATCATTGGGCCTACGCCGTTCTTGATGTAGTAGTACATCAAGTCGACAAGCCCAATATCTCCGGTGTTACCAAGTGTCGGCTGTCTCTGGCTAACTTCTACCGGGATGCCCAGCAAGGAGCCGGGACTTCCCTCTCTGGCGTTAGGCTGCCAGATCAGCTGTCCTGCGGTATCCTCCATCTGCATCAGCTGTGGCAGCACGGTCTGGTTCGTAATCCAGATATAGTCTCCGCCGAAAAGTATCTGTGCGAAAATATTGACTATATCCTCATACTCGACCTCGTTCGCTCCCTGCCTGTTCTGTAGGATATTGGAGGCGTGCTCAAGCAGTCCAAGCGGCTGACCGACACCAGATCCGTTCATGAAGGCATCGTCCTCGGCCTGTGCAAGCGCCCACTGCAATAGCTGGTTAATAGTTCCAGCTACGCCGGGAGCGTTACGGAGTAGCTTGTCAGTAACCGGGATATGTGCCGCAACCTCATGCGGTTCCAGAGAAATGTCGCGGTATTCGTAGTCAGTCTCCGGCTTATCGCCGCCCTCTTCTATCCATTCGACCTCTACTCCGGCATATACACCTTTAGACCCGGACTGGTCGAGTGCTGGCATGTTAATCTTAGCTTCGGGAGGATTACCAGCAGGGATTACCGTAGCCCGTGGACGGAATATAGCGTCCTGCGGTTCGAACTGAGGCAACATCTCGCCCCACTGTTCGGGGATGAGGAAACCGCCAGCTTCGCCAGGGTCAACGGCCATCTCCTTCTTCATGTAATCCGCAACCGCTTTTAAGCGGTCATCCTGCGGGTTGTCCTTCGAACTAGTCATGGCAACCTGCACAAACTCGCCGAGGCTCTTGAAACCAAACGTCTTATCTTCGTCGTCTCCACCGTTCGGCAAGCGTTTCTCTTCGGCGATAGTCTTTTCAAGTTCGGCGATCTTCTTCTCAAGTTCGGCTCTCTTGTTGTCAG